GATCGTGACGTCGCGTTTGAGCGCTGACAGTTCCTTCCATACATCAGAGGTGACGTCTTCATCTAATGAGAAGTAACAGTGATATCCACCCCCCGATGAAGTTATCGTTGGTGTTCACTTTAAGACCGTTGCTAAGCGTACTATATCTGCGAGTGCGTCATCGCGCGTTGCATATTTTTTCTTATCGTCTGCGCCAACGTCGAAGTCATCGTACAAGGAACGGCACGCTACTACATTCTCTTGAGTCCTTATGCGTTTTTTCTTTTTTCTCTCGTCTTCGTACCAATCACCAAAGGAGTTAACTGCGAAGTAAACTGTTTCGCCTTGGTCATCGAAGAACTCGGCGGCTTGTGCCGCTTGTTCAGACGTACTGTACTTCTTGTACTTAAATCGAACTCCACCTTTACCAGCTGGTTTAGCTAGGGTTATTATCTTCGCCCCTTTGTCCGGTAGTACTAATTCTAAAAATTGTTGAGTCCCCATTTTCCACCTTGATTATAAAAAGTATCATTGATACTTTTTTGTAAAGCATAAAAAACCGGGGCGAACCCCGGTGTTGCTTACTACTTACTACTAGTCGTCGAAGTCTAAACCGTCTAACGCAGCATCTACGTTATCAGTTTCTTCGGCAACTTTCACATCTTTAAGGTCAACCTTCTTTTGCTTCTTGAAATCAAACGTTGGGACAAACTCATCCCCGCCCTCTGACTCATTGTACTCTACAAGTTCGACTACTTGCACCGCTTGTAACTCAAGTGACGTATTAGTCTTACCGTCGCGGTTCCATGTGTGCGCCGAGCACTGAATGTTACATACCGAACCGTTACCGATAAGGTCAGTGAACTTGTTACCGAACGTGTCTACCACTACCACCGGCTTCTTAGGTTTACCACCTACACCGAACGTCGTAGACTTCTTCAACTTAACTTGTTTAAGGCCGTCTTCCAACACCAACTCGTGGTCTTGATTTCGCTTGAACCTAGGGAACAACTTAGTTTCCTTGTAGTCGTCCGCTTGCTCCTCAGACAGTACAATTTGTACAGTCCAATTGTGATTACCTTCACCTTGGTAAGGTGGCTCCGGGTTATCCCCTTGCAGTTTCGCCCAATTTACTTTCACGTTCTCAAACGCGTACTTAGCTATTTCGTTAGCCATTTTACTTCTCCTTTTTTATCGTATTAATCATCAAAATCCAAGTTGTCTAAAGCGTCTTCGATATTATCGTATTCTTCTACTTTAGGCTTCTCTTCCTTTGCTACTTCCGGCTTTGGTTTAACCTCAACCGGCGCTTTCGCAGCCTTTTCTTCTTTAGGAGCGGTCTTAAACGCCCCTTCCTTATTAATCGGAGAGTCCACCACAGCAGTTATTCTGTCTATGGTTTCCTTCTCCGTCTTAATTACTTTGTCCACTGTAGTGAGTTCAGCTTCTTCAATGAACCTCACTGCTTTGAACGTTAATGATGGGTACTCTTTAGTAGCGTCGAACCCTAGTTGTGTTACCACGTACATCGGGTCAACACCCCTCTTGGATAACTGTGCACCGTAAGCCCCTAAGGTCTTAAGCGCAGTCGCTGACACTTTGAGTAACATAGGGTCGTCCATGTTGTCTGCCGTAGCAACGCACAGTCTCATTGAGTCTGAACATGCTTTACCCTTACCACCTCTGTCAGTTATACGAGACCCCCATTGACTGTGAGGACATATAGAACACTTCTTAGACTGTGGTGCATCCGCATGTTCCGAAGGTGTAGTACCGTTATTCGTATAGCAAGTAGGGTTACTGAAACCGCCTTCTTCGTACCCGTCAACGTAGTACGCCTTAGATTTATTTGGGTTACTTGCTAAGATGACAACATCTAGCGTGTAGTCGCTTAATAGGTTTCTATAGTTGCCTTCTTCTACGTGGAACTCCCCACCTTTCGTCGACAACGTTTTAATTCCACCACCGCCACCTGCCGCCGCGAAAGGATTACTACCGCTAAACATACCTTTAAGGTGCGCAGGCATTTTACTTAGTGTGGTGGTACTCATTTTCGTCTAAAGTTTATGACTTGGGTTTCACTCCAATTCACACCCGGTGGTAGGTCTGCGTTCTCTTCTTTGTACTGTAGTACCGCAGTCTTATTAACTCGTCGCTCTAGCATTTCCCAAGCGTCATCTTTTTGTATGTGCTCAAGTAGTGCGTCCCAATCACCAACAGTTGCTGATACTCTCGTGGAACGGTACGCTGTACCAACTCCATTAGAGGACACGTTATCTATCCCACGCTCATTAAAACGCTTCAAGAACTCTACCTCAATATTACTTTGTTTATCTTTATCTCCTGCGTCGTCTACGTTGTAGTCCGCTTTTCTACGGGCTCTACGGTCTCGCAGTGCGATGAACATTTTCAACAATGAAACGTCATCTAATTCACTCGCTTTCGCCATTACTACTCTCCTTTTTATCTACTAACCAAAAATTGATGTCTTCTTCATCCCAACGAAGTACCTTAGGTGATACCCGTATCGGTTGGGGGAAGCTGACTTCGCGTCTGCGTAACGAGGGCAATGCCCCTTTACTAATACCTAATTTGTCCGAAACTTCTTCGGGTGTAAGTAAGTTCATCTGTGTTCAAATCCTATCGTGTGAGTGCAAGAGAGTACATATTATACTAAACAATTTAGTATGTCAAGCGATATGTTCACCTCTGTGTGCTTTTATTTCATCGAGTAAAGCACCCTGCATTTTCTGCTTGTTTTTAAGCCTTGTGTACATGCGTTTCTCGACTTTTGTACCCTCAAGCATGATGATAAAATTATTCATTTTTTGCCCCGGTCTGTTGATACGACCGTTCGCTTGCTCAAAGGTTTCGTTGGATGTAACACACGAGTACCAAATTATCGTACTCGCCGCCGTTAGGGTTAGACCGTGAGACATCGCGGCGGGTTGTGCCACAATAACTTTTAAGTCTTTGCCCTTTTGGAACTCACCGAAGATACGGTCTCGTTCGTTCTTACTAACACCACCATAGATTGTTTCTACTGTGAAGTACTTACTCAGTTCCTTAGACACCATCTTAACGGAGGACACGTATGGTACGAACACTATGACTTTACCTTCCGCCGCAGTGATTATGTCCTTGGTTTCTTTTATCCTTGGGTTAGATGGTATTGTTATCTCGGAACCATCGTCAGCATAGACAACACCGCATGCAATTTGAATTAGTTTAGCCATCTTAACCGCTTCATTAACTGCTGTGATAGCCCCACTGTCCGCTTGGGTTTGTAAGCGGGTCATCATTTCGTTATATGCTTTGTTCTGTTCCTTGGTTAAACTAACCTGCCGTGTTTCGTACAATAGTGGTGGTAAGTCCATACATTCATCTCTAGTAAATCTAACAGATGGTTGCATAATATTTTTAACTACTTCCAACGCATCGGGTTTAGGTTGCCATATAAAATGAGTTATCTGACGCATCACTTGCATCTTGAACCTATTGAAGTAAGGGGGTACGTTATCGGGTACTAACAATCTGCATTGAGCCCAAGCGTCTGTTGGTGAATTAGGTGTAGGTGTACCGGTCATACCCCAACAAGACCTTTTGACTTTGTGCCTGTTGATTACTGTATTAAGGGTCTTCCACTTATCAGTTCCCGCATTACGAGCACACTGAGCAATTTCGTCGACTACGACTACGTCGATGTCTTGTCTGGTGCGTAGGTCTTCTTCAATTATAGCAACGCCATCATGGTTGATAATGTACACGTCTACATCTTGAGCGAGTAGCTTCTTACGTTTAGTTCGTGTCCCATGCACTACTGTGAACGTTAGATGGGGGAAGTGGTTGAATATCTCGTCCGCCCAAGTTCTTTCCAACGTGGACAACGGTGCTATTACTAGCATTTTGTTTAGGTTCCCTACGCTTTTAAGATAGTCGTACGCCCATAGCGACGCTAACGACTTACCGGTACCTAACTCACTTAAATTGAACGCTCTCTTATACATCGTCAAGAAAGCGGCGGCTTCTAGTTGTGCCATAAACGGCTTGAACCTACCCGGCCAATCATAGTGGTGTCTTATCGGTGCAGGCGCATCGAAACCTAAGTTTCGTAGCACCTTGGTTTCTTCTATCCTATGGGGCACTGCTACTAGTGTCTCCCCTTTTACAGTTATCGTCTTTGCTGACGATATGACGCTTAATATCTTAGAGGTATCTTTAACCTTTAGAACTAACGCCTTTTTCTTTTTCCATACTAACATTTTCCAACCCCTCAATTAACTTATGCAAATAGTGTTGTGCCTTATGTAGGTCTACAATACCGTTCTTCTCTTTGTACCGGCACACATACTTAATGATGTTGCCTTCTAAGTAATTAAGGTTGTTTGCGACTATGAAGTCCCAAGGCTGAATTTCAGTCTGGTAATGACTACCGCTGACCTGCCTATCGTTTGCTGACATTTACTTTCTCCCTTTTTTATACATCTCCGGGTTCTTCTTTCTCCACCCTCTATTTGTTTTCTGACTAACCACTCGTGTGTTTGAGTCGCTAGCACTACCGCCTTTTGCAAGTGGCTTCTTGTGGTCAACGTCTTTACCGTCGCCTTTCTTAACGGTACCTTTCGCTAACGCGTGTCGTCTTGCTTTATTCTGAGCCACTCGTTTGTCTTGAACGGTTTTCTTCTTGTTATATTTCGCCTTGGTTTTAAGCGACTTAGCCGATGTCTTTAGCATTGATTACCTCCTTAACTTGTTCTACGTCATCAACTACAATAGCAAGACCCTCTGCTTTATTAATACCTGCAATCTCTCTATCTTGGTTAGCTGTTGTGTTGTTCCTTTTTCCCGGTGCTTTAGTTTCAAAAGCCAAGAACTGACCTTTGTAACACACTATTATGTCCGGACATCCCGAACGTCCCATGCCGTTTGACACGGGCATGTAGTACCACGCACCTATTGATACTAAATACTCTTTTACTTTCTTCTTTACTTTTCCCTCGGGGGTCATAGCCATAACTTATACTCCACAGAACTCACAGTTATTACTGCCTACCGGACACCAATTACGACACAACCCCGACGGTTTAGCCTGCCACTTGTCCTCGTTGAACGCTTTAGCCATCCTTTCAGTCCTTGGTAAAAACTCAGACCATATCTCTGTGATGTCGTCTCGGGTGTAAATTTCTTTATCGAACTTACCTACCTTTAACCAAATGAAACCACAGACTATTTTCTCTACCCAAGGGTAGTGTATGAACGCTAACGCCGCTTC